TCTATTTTCTCTGCTGTCAAATCCAAATCATATTTCAACTGAACACCCTTATCTTTGATTTCACTCATCTTTTCTTTTACCAAAGAGTTCATAGATGAAAAGATTTGAATATCAAGTAAGTCCTCAATAATACCCCTACGATCTGCTGCTGATAGTTGCATGAAAGGAGTAAAAGATGCAGAGCCAAGAATAACAATCTGCGTGAAAGACTTGAAGTTTAATTTAAGAATGTTCTTTTCTAACACTTCCTGATAGTCTTTAGCTGCTGCATCCTGATTTAATAGTTTACCATCAATGTAGATTTCAAATACATTGGGTTTGATACCACGAACAATCTTGTATGTTTTTTTGCCGACAGCAAACTCTATTTCTACCACACAGTCTTTTTCATTGATAGAATTTGGTAGTTGAGGTTTATTGATTTTACGAAAAGGCTTACCAAACAAACCAAAAGTTAATGCATCAAGAATAGTTGACTTTCCGGATCCATTTGAACCTATGATGAGTGTGTTTGGTGATCTTTTTAGATCAATTTCAGTAAACCAGTTTCCAGTAGATAGAAAATTTTTCCATCTAACCTTTTCAAATATAATCATACTTTTTCTGTGTTTATCGCTTCTATGTAAAGTTCTTTGAGAATAGACTTCAACTTATTACTATCTAAGTTTTGTTCTTGAATAGCATCCACATAATTATTTAGGATGGTAAGAGTATCTTCTGCCTGATCAATTATATCATCATTTACACCTTCTGTCAAGTCTGTAAAATCTTCAACGATGGTAATATCGGCAGGATTTGCTTGGTATAGATTGTTGATGAATACATCAAACAAATATGGATTGGTTTTGTTCAATACCACGACTTTAACATACTTACTTGTGTATGGTGTCATATCGTGGTTAGATATTTCTTTAATTTCTTTTTCTTTGTCATCATAAACAACTTTATGAAACATTATGTTTGGATTTTGAATGAACTCAAGCTGTCGTGTATCGAGATCATAGATATGAAAACCTCTAGGATCATTATAATCTTGCCATGTCAATTCATATGGATTACCAAGATAATAGATTCCATCAGAAGAAGATTTGTGATGATAATGACCACTAAAAGTAAATTCAAACTTTCTGAAATTGTTTCTATCAATACCTTCTTCTGACGGCATTCCTTTGTACATTGAAAACCCTGCAATCTCAAAATGACCCATACAGATATCAGATGTCGTTTCTTTAATGAAGTTCATGCAATCATCATAGTTGTCTGCACATATCCATGGTATCATACAGATTTGATGTGAACCAACATATATGTGTTCTGGTGAGTCTATCACATGAATGTTTCCATATTCTTGTAGCAGCAAATCTACAGAGTTTACTTCATTCGTATTCTTGAAGTAAGTATCATGATTACCAGCTAACATGAAAACTTCAAAACCTTCTTCATGTAGAATATCAAAGAACATTTCTTTGGTACGTTTCAAGGTATAGAAGTTCACATACTTTCTTCTATCAAAAGTATCACCAAGAATCAATACTTGTCGTATGCCTTTTTTTCTGAGAATTGGAAAAAATGTTTCTTTATAAAACTTTTCGTAGAAATCTAAAAAGACTAAGGCATCATTTCTAGCACCGAAAATGCTGGTCTGTAATGATAGCAACTTTCATTTCAGACACCTCCTTTCATAATAAGCATGTTTTTATTTGAGATGGGGCCATCTGCACCAATTCTTGGCTCCGGATCAATACCATTAAGATAATATTTTTTATACAAATGTTCCATAGTATAACTTACCTTTATACTCAATTTCAATAGAATCGTGTGCATCTTTTCCTTTGAGGCCATGATTTCCATTTTTTCTAGCCATTTCTGAAGTTAATTTACCAGACTTCCATCTTTCTTTCATTTTTTCAGAATGTTGCTTTCTTCTTTCATCATCATTCATCCAACTCTCCAATACTTTTTTTCTTTTGTTTTCGTAGTACTCTTTTGTTGCCTCATTTTTGTGCCACCAAGAAGAAGGGTGATTTTCACCTTTTAGTCCGTACATATGATTTGCTTCTCCAGATAAACCTCCCCAATGTATAATTGTGGTTTCATCTGGTTCAAAAGTAAACTTGAAAGTTTTAAGACTGCTAAAAATATCTTCCATAAAACACCTCCTATAACTACTATTTAGCATAGTTTGGTGTTAGAAACGATTATTTTTGACATTCATCATATTCCCTATTCAATTTTTTCAATCTTAAAATTTCAGCATCATATACTCTTTTACGCAACGATGAACTGCTGTATGGATGTTCTCTTTCATGATAATGAAGTTCTATACCATGATCTAAACACCACTGTTTACCAGTAAAGTCTTTTGTTTTGTACTCGTCACCAAGAAAACGAATATTAATGTGTTGTGTTTTTAAAATATTCAATAAATCTTCTTCTGTGTGGTATACAAGAACTTCATCTACATATCTACATGCAGACACACATGCATATCTTTCATATATGGACATTACTGGTTTGTTTTTCGTGTCTGGCCTGTCTACTGTTGGATCAACTTGAATTGCCACTATCAAATAATCACAGTGTCTTTTTTCTTCTTTCAACATGGTAACATGACCAGCATGAAACAAATCAAACGTACTACAATTAAATCCAACTTTCATTATATCACTCTCCCAAGAAGTTTTCAATACCTTTAGGCTTGTTTGCCTCTTTTTTCTTTCGTTTGCCTTCCTCAAAGTTTTCTATGAATTCGGAAATATTGTCGTAGAGTTCAAACTGTTTGGTAGTACCATCTTCAAACTCCAACATCTCATATTCATCCAAAATACCAACTTGTTGTGTGGCTTTGTATTTGACATATAATTGTTTCTTTTCTTTTTGGATACGACGGAGAAAAGCATAATAAATGATCTGTGTGAAATAGGCAAATGGATTCTTAGATTTTTCTGGATTGAAATTTTCAAAATACATCAAACAGTTTTCTATACCATCACCAATCATTTCATCACGATGTGGATAATTGATAAAGTTTGGTTTATGCGATAACCCTTCAGCAATCTTCATAAAACACTCACCAATATATTCAGGTACTTTTGGTTTTGGTTCTTTGTGTTTGATCGCTTCTTTACAATCTTTTTTGTATTGTACCAGAGCTTTGAGAAAATCTTCATTATTTACATAGTGCTTTTGTTTCATAAGTTTACCATAAAAAAGTGTTGACAAGGTCTCGACAATCTCATATAATGAGTATGTCCAGAATGATGCTAATAAAAGGATTAATTACTGGAGAGTATGTTGTTCTTTCTCTTCCATTGCTTCGATCAAATCAATTACTTCATCATCAGTAAGTTTATCAGCTTCTTTTCTTGCTTTAGCCAAAGATGATATAGCTTTCAAAGTACCAAGATAGTGTTCCACAAAAGTATCTGTAGGATCAAACTTTGTTAAAATATCATTGTCACCAATGACACATTCATTATTTTTTATGATTGAAGAAGGAGCCCAATTAGCAAGGGTTAAGACTTGTTTTTGTCCACGAATATCATCCTGAATCTCTATGATCATACCATCTTTGATGTAAGTTGAATAGTTCTCCTCAATGATAGTACCTATAATGTCAACTCCAGTTTTTAGACGGACTATTTTAATTTGTTCCATTCTTGAGTCCTATTTTGTAGAGTTTATAAGGAAACCCCTCATCATTATATATCTTTGTTCTTTCCACAAAGTGTCTTAATGTAAAGTTCATGTGTTTGCCGACTCGAAGGTCATCGGCAATATCAAAGAGGGTTGCCTTGTCTTTTGTTTCTCCTTTTCTAAGTCCTCTACCAATTGATTGTAGATTTCGTACTCTCGACTTAGAGGGAGACGCAAAGATAATGTTATGTAAATTGCGTATATTAATGCCGGTACTAAAAGTACCAAAAGAAGCCACAACAATTGCATCGTTTTCTTCCTCCATTATTCGTCTAACCTTTTCTCTTTCTTCCGCATCAACTCCACCATGAATAAAGAATACTTTTCTGTTGCCTATATTCTTGGCATTGGTAATCCAATCATACAACAATTGGCCATGTTTGTCAACATATTGATACAATATTAATGTATTATTACCGAGTGATAATGCTAGATTTTTGATAAACTTGTTTCTAGCTTCACATCCAATCAAATACTCTATTTCGTCTTTATATTCTTTTTTCTTTAAATCTTTTGCTGTTTCTTCTGGATGTTTGAGTATAAGACATTTAATATTAAAGTCTGCTAATTGTTCATTTTCAATTAGCTTTTTCGTTGTGGTCACCTTTTCTACAGGTCCAAAAAGTCCTTCTAGTACAAGTTTGTGTGTTTTTGTACCATCTAATGTACCAGTCAAACCAATACGATATTTTGTATTAGTGCAAGAAGTCATTATGCTAGTCAAAGATTGAGCTTTGAATAAATGAGCTTCATCCCCTATTATATAATCAAACTGTTCAAAGTATTCTTTTGGTAACTTGTATAGAGATTGCCATGTAGAGATAATCAGATTTTTCTCTGATACTTTATCTTTACCTTGGTAAACTCTATGTACATTAGATTCTACATCAAATCCGTTAGCGGAAGAATAGTCTATAAAGTCAGTATATAATTGTTCTACTAGTGATGTAGTCGGGACTATAATTAACCCTCTGTAGCCTCTGTAATCGATAAACTGACGTATAAAAAGATAGATGATGAGAGATTTACCTGAAGCAGTAGGAGACAGTAATAATGCTCTGTGATGTCTTATGCCATGAATGAATGCATTTAGCTGATAATCTCTAACTTCGATAGGATTACCATGTGCTTGTAGATTAAGTTCTTCTACAAATTTATTTGCAAGATATACTGAAAAATCGTCTGTTAAATCTGGTCTTGGTTCACCATACTCAATATCATATTGTCGTTCACTAGCGAACAGTTCTATGTATGGTAAAAGACCTAAGTAAATATTATTGCTTCTTTGGTCAAATAATCTTATCTTACCATCCCAGATTCTATTTCTAAATGCTGGCGTGAATTGATAACCAGGCACAAAGAATGTGAAATATTCAGATAGCTCTTTGGCTAAATGTTTTTCACATTCTATGTGTGCATATACTTCATTCTTTTTTGTTATGATCAAATTATCATTCATTTTTTGAAGTTTTAGATATACTTATATTATATCTAGTATATCTACTTAGTCCAACTTCTCCTTCAATAAAGTAATTAGTACCAATGCAATATCTAGTTTTGTCTGAATCATTAATTGCAGACTCATGTAAAAGATGCCCAGGAAACACAATTATTTGTTTCAGTTTTGGAAATATAGTCCACGAAGTCGAATTATATTTATTATATTCAATTACATCTAATTCAAAATTAAAATCTTGAAATATAGTTTTTAATCCTTTTCCATATATAAGAATAGGAGAAAATTCTTCATCAATCAAATCTTCATTGAAATATGCAACTGCTGACAACATAATATTATCATGAGTATGAAGGTAATGATTAGAATACTTTTCATTCTTTGTAACCCAAGAATGAATCATTTTAAAATTGTTTTTGATTTTTAATATTTTATTGGTATATAAATTAATTGCTTCATCAAAATATTTTTTTAAATCTTTAAATGTTTCCAATTCTAGAATATCATCACCATAACCATGATTAATTTGCACAGAAGATCGTGCATTTTTTAAATAGTTTAATTTCGCAAATGCATCAACATGTTCTTCTGTGATGAAGTTTTTTTCAAAATTAAATGTGAATATCGGTATAGGATTAAAATCTATAGATTCATAGAACTCAATATTAGGCATTATCTAGCTCCCTGAATGAATCTTTCATGCGTCATATGTTCACGAAGTTGCCATGTTCTGTTTGCTAGTTCTTTAAGAATAGCAGTACAGACTTCAACGACTTCTTCATGATATACCTTTTTCTCTAGAAGTTTGATTAAATCACCGTCACTCTCTAAGTATGTAGACACATCGGATTTGAGGGTAAAACGAAAAGGTTCCCAGCCGTATTGCTTGAGTTCATCTTCATCCATCTTACCTGTATAATACTCCCATTTGACTTTCTTCATTCTATGGTAATCAAAGGTAGCTTTTTTGACAGCAATCTTGTGCTTAGTCATAATATTAAGATATTTACTGTGAAGATTTGGAATACGAATGATCTCTCTAGATGGTTCTGTTTCAT